GAGGCGCAGGCCAAGGAAGTCCAGGCCATCTACGACAAGTTTCTGCCCACCCTGCCGCGCAAGCCCCGCCCATCGCTGGATCTCTCTGGCTTCGAAAAGCCCAAGCCTGCCGAGAAACTCAACGAAGGCGAAGCCTTCCTCAACCAGCTGCGCGCACGGCTGACCCGCACCCAAGACGGTGAAGCCGCCGAGCTGCGCGCACGCGCGCTGCAGATCGAGGCTAAGGGCTACCAGGGTGTGGCTGCTCAAGCCGAGCAGTACATACAGGTGCTCGAAGCGATTGAGCGCCAGAAGGAAAAAGACAAGGCATTCGATGCGTTTGAAAAGGAAGAAGCCGCATCACGCAAGATCACCGAAGGCCTGATCGGCAGCAACCGCCAACGGATCGAAGCTCTGCAACTGCAGCGCCAGATGCTGGACATGACCGATGCAGAAAAGGCTGCCCTGCAAGCCCGCACCGATCTGGAAAAAGCGGCTGCCGCTGCCCGCAAGGAAGCCAACCAGATCGAGGATCCAGGCCTGCGGGCGCAGACCATTGCAGCCATCAACGACGCACTGGTTCGGCAGTTGCCCATCGTCGAAGACCTGGTGCGGGCGAACGCCGAGTACCAGCGCAGTTTCGAATACGGCGCCAAGTCAGCGCTGCGCACCTACATTGATGATGCGACCAACGCGGCCAAGCGCGCCCAGCAAGTCACGGCCAATGCATTCAAGGGGATGGAGACGGCACTGACCCAGTTCGTAACGACCGGCAAGCTGGACTTCAAATCGCTGGCCGATTCCATCATTTCTGACTTGGTGCGCATCCAAATCCAGCGATCCATCACGCTGCCTTTGGCCAATGCGATGAATGGCGCGATGGCCGGGCTGGATTTGGGCTCGATGTGGGGCAGCCTGTTTCCTTCGGCCCAAGGCAATGTGTTCGAAGGCCCAGCCTTATCGGCCTACCGCAACACGGTGGTCGATCGCCCGACGCTGTTCCCGTTTGCCCAGGGTGCTGGCTTTGCGAGCGTGCCTCGCATCGGCCTCATGGGAGAAAAACCCGGCAGCCCAGGTGAGGCCATCATGCCGCTTGCCCGCATGCGCGATGGCGATCTGGGCGTGAAAGTCCATGGCGGTGGCAGCACCGTCATTGTCAACGTCATCGAGGCCGCTGGCAAAGGCGGCCAGCAACAACAGCGCACCGACAGCAACGGCAACCAGGTGATCGACGTCTGGGTGGAGCAGATCACAGCCAAGGTCTGGGGCGATGTGGCGCGCGGAGCCGGCCCTGGCCCAGGCGTGCTGGCCAACACCTATGGTCTGAACCGCGTCGCAGGCGCGTACTGATCGGGAGACAAATATGGCCACTTGGCCCACAACACTGCCCCGTCCCTTGGTCGCGGGCTATGTGATCGCGCCCGTGGATGCCACCGTTCGCACCGAGATGGAGGCTGGAACGCCCCGTGTGCGTCGCCGTTCGGCTGCGCGAAACGACCAAGTGAGTGTCACCTGGCGCTTCTCCGATGCCCAAATGGCAGCGTTTCGCGCTTGGTTCGATGGCGACTGTGCCAATGGATCCAGCTGGTTCACGGTCGACCTGAACACCGGGGACGCCGGATTGCGCTCGGTCCAGGCTCGCTTCGTCGGCCCCTGGCAATCTGAGATGCAGCCTGGCCCGCGCTGGCAGGTGAGCGCGAAACTGGAGGTGCGGTGATGCCGGATGACACTTTGAGCCTGGCGATCAAGGAGGCCTACGCCAGCGCGCCATCGAACCTGGTGATTCACCACACCCTGGAGATCTGGCATCCGAACTTCACCACGCCGATCCGGGTGGTGCGCGATCACGTGGATCTCACAGCCAAGCTGGAGTCCAGTGCACCGCGCAACGCGGGTCAGTACGTCACCTTTGTGGGCTATGCCTTTGATGTGGTGCCGCCCGAGGTCACGCACACCGCCGTGCCGCAATGTGTGATCGAGATCGACAACGTCAGCCGCGACATCCTGGCCAACGTGGAGGCGTCTATGAACGGACAGCCTGGTATCAGCGAGTTGATCACCGTGACCTACCGGGCATTCCTGTCGTCGGATCTCACGTCACCGCAGAACAACCCACCGCTCACGCTCACTGTGATGTCGATTTCTGCCACGGTGTTCCGGGTGCGTGCCACTTGTGGGTTTCCGAATCTCGCCAACCGGCGGTTTCCTGGCCTGGACTACACGGCCGAAGTATTTCCTGGACTGATTGCGCAATGAACCCTTCAAACCATGATGACAGCGCACCGCACTGGGCCAGCCAGTACATCGGCCTGCCCTGGGTGGCGGGCAGCAGTGACTGCTGGTCGTTTGCGCGTCGTGTCTGGCGTGAACGATTTGGCTGGGACGTCGCGGTCATTAATGTGGATGCGACCAGTCGCTTGGCCTCGCTGCGTGCCTTTGACGATCATCCGGAATACGGCCATTGGCACAGCGTGAGCGAGCCACGTGAAGGCGATGCCTGCCTGATGGGCAAGTCCGAACGCCCGAGCCACATTGGCATCTACCTGCAGGCCAATGGAGGTGGTGTGCTGCATTCCCTGGAAACCGCCGGTGTGGTCTTCACCCCGGTGGCTGCATTGCCCAGCGTGGGCTTGAGGGTGCTGTCATGGCATCGACGGCGCTGATTTCCCACAGCCAGCCGTTCCAGCCGTTCGCCCACAGCATCACCGTCCGCAACCCTTTCCATCCGCACCAGGACCGCCAGATCACGGCGATCCCTGGGCCGGTGCCCCTGCGTGCGCTGGTGCCAGATATGGACCAGCCCATCCTGGTGCTGCGCAACGGCGAAGCGCAATTGCGGGCCACGTGGGACCAGCCGGTTCGCTGCGGGGACCTGATCGCCATCATCGTGCTGCCGCAAGGCGGTGGCGGTGGTGGGTCAAACCCGCTGCGCATGGTGCTGATGCTGGCGGTGATGGTGTACGCGCCGATGCTGGCCAGTAACTTGGCCTGGGCAGGGGTGTCTGCGGGCAGCATTGGGTCGGTCGCAGCCTTCGATGCGTTTGTGTCGGTGGCCACCGCTGGTATCACCATGGCAGGGATGGCGCTGGTCAATGCAGTCATTCCGCCACCCAAGCCCACCACCGCCCAGCAAGCCGCGAGCCTGGCGGCCCCGTCGCCCACTTACAACCTGCAAGCGCAGGGCAACATGGCCCGGCTGGACCAAGCCATTCCGGTGCAGTACGGACGTGTCTGCGCCTACCCGGACTTCGCCGCGCAGCCCTATGTGGAATACGCGGGCAACGAGCAGTACCTGTACCAGCTGTTATGCCTGGGCATGGGTGAGTACGAGATTGAAGCGGTTCGGATTGAGGACACCCCGGTCGCGAACTTTGCCGAGATCGACTATGAGGTGATTCCACCCGGTGGCGCGATCACCAAGTTCCCAACCAATGTGGTCAGTTCGGTAGAAGTCTCTGGCCAGGAACTGGCTGGCAGCATTGCCGCCACCTACACCCAGTCCGGCACGACGATCACGGTCACGCTGAATGCTCATGGGTATGCCGTGGGCCGGGTGCTGTACCTGGATGTCACGTCAGGAACTTCAGTTGATGGCGCTCATACCATCGTCACGGTGCCCAGTGCAGACGCCTTCACGGTGACGGCTGCCAGCAGTCTCTCGACCAGCGGTAATGTCACCCTGCAGCACTACATCGGTGGCTTTGTGGCCAATGCTGCTGGCACCCAGGCCAACACCCTGGGGCTGGACTTCGTGCTCTCGCGCGGGCTGTATGAGGCCCAAATCGACGGCACCTTGAGCGAATTGACGCTGTCGCTCGCCATTGAGGCGCGGACAGTCAACGATCTGGGCGTGGCAACGGGCAACTGGTCCGTGTTGGGTCAGCGCTTTTACACGGCCAAAACCACCACGCCGCAGCGCTACTCGGAGCGTTTCACGGTGGCGGGTGGCCGCTACGAAGTGCGTGTACGACGCCTGGATGCCAAGCAGACCGACACGCGCTTTGGCCATGAAATCCTCTGGGGTGGCCTGCGGGCCTACCTGCCTGAGACGCGGACCTTTGGCAATGTGACCTTGATTGCGATGCGCATGCGCGCGTCCAACAACCTCTCGGCTCAGGCTTCGCGCAAGATCAACGTGGTCTGCACCCGCAAGCTGCCGGTGTGGAATGGCAGCAGTTGGTCATCGCCCGTGGCCACACGCAGCATCGCCTGGGCGCTGGCCGATGCCTGTCGCAACACCACCTACGGGGCCAAGTTGCCCGATGCGCGCTTGGATTTGGCCGGGCTGAAAGCGCTGGATGCGCTTTGGGCCAGCCGGGGCGACGAGTTCAATGCCCGTTTCGATTCGGCGCTGAACTTCTGGGAGGCGATCACCAAGATTGCGCAGGCGGGCCGTGCCAAGCCCTATATGCTCGGCGGGATCATCCGCTTTGCCCGCGACGGTGCGCAGAGCCTGCCGGTAGCGATGTTCTCCGTGCGCAACATCGTGCGCGGCAGCTTCAATGTCGAGTACCTGCTGCCCTCGGACGACATGGCCGACGCGGTAGAAGTCTCGTACTGGGACGCCGAGGTCTGGGCCACACGCCGGGTGACCGCCAAACTCACTGGCAGCACAGCAGCCAAACCGGCCCGAATCGAACTCTTTGGTGTCACCAGTCGCCAGCAGGCTTACCGAGAAGGGTTGTACCAGGCAGCGAGCAACCGATACCGCCGCCGATTGGTGAAATTCACCACCGAGATGGAAGGCTTCATCCCGGCGTTTGGCGACCTGATCGCTATCCAGCACGACATGCCCGCCTGGGGCCAGTTTGCCGAATGCACAAGCTGGAATGCGGCCAGCCGAACACTCACGGTGTCGGAGCCGCTGACCTGGAGCACTGCCAATCATTACATTGGATTTAGGACCAAAGCCGGTGGCGTGG